TGTTTGTTTGGTGTTTGGTGTGTGTTCTTTTTGTTTCGTCTACTCCTCACCGCTTTCCCAAAATCCGAAATCGCTTCCATCTCCTGAGTGGGCGCCGAAGTAACAGCCCTCTGGCGCTACCTCATTGAGCGCGTCGAACATTTCTTCGATGATCTCGCTTGCCAAGTCATCATCAAAATCTTGCGGCCAAGCATCACGATTCCCCATGCCGCAGGCTCCGCACAGGCTGTATCCAAAGCCCAGAGAAATTAACTCAGAGTTGAAACGCCCCGCGGCGGGCATATTGTAATCCTCCAGAGCGAATAAAAGCGTGCCGAGGAGATCCTCAGGACGATGTGTGCCGTGGATGATGCTAGTATTCTTTTCAGGTATTGTTTTCATGACGGGCCGAACGATGCCGGAAACGGAACGAATGAAAAGAACTTTTTGCATGTTTCTTTGTCGATTCTCTGTAACCCGCTAAAAACCAAAGGGAAACAAAGGGAACTTTTTTTGGTGGGCCTCGCGCGCGCCTGGACGTGTGCGTGTGCCTGTGCGTGTGCCTGTGCGCGGATTTACTGAGGGCCGGTAGTGTTTACATTGTGCCTACAGCAAAGAGCAAAAACGCAAGGTGAGAGAGAGAAACGGGTGCATGCACATTGTGGTGACAGGCGAGAACACAGGAACACCAATGTTCAAACAACTGTTCACTCACGCTCGCAGCACTAGGCGTGCTAAGCGAAGCCTGACAGTCTAGCGGATTGAGGAAGGGGGGTAGCAATCGAGTGACAAGCAGGCCCAGAAATGCGAGCCGGGAGGGGCCCTCGGGGGGATTTTCGACGCGCTGTTATACGTATACCCCTTCAGATTTTTATGCCAAATTTGAAAAGGGATGGTGCTAGGGACCCTAGTGGTGGATGCCTGTCTGTCTCTCTGGTAATACCAGAGCTAGAGCCCCTAGACACCAATAGTCCCTTTAGTCGGCCAGCTCACTGGGAACCAGATTGAGTTCCACATTGAACTTAGGAGGAAGCGCACGAAGCTCTAGGAGCGCCTCAACGTCTTTTGGGGGATCTGTAAGGGGCACAGGGACTGCACCACCGAGATCCAGGGAGGAGCAAGCAGAGAACACAAGTAGTGTTCCTATGGCTGCTCCGATTGCTTGTAGTTTTTTCATGGTTTTCTAGTAGCCTTTTACCTTTGTTGGTTTTGGCTTTGGTTTTGGTTTCTTTTTCTTTTGGGCCATAAGTAGAAATAAACACTAAATAACGCCATAAGACAAGAATGTGTCGAATAACTCGACATAAAAAGAACTCCCCAAGTTTACACGGGCAGGGAAAACAAAGAAAACCTACTCGGTAGGGACTTGGGGAGTCCTATGTGGTTATTGAGTTGTATTTAGCACCAAGAATCTTTTGGTCAACCCTCTTTATTGTTGGCCTACCACTTTGTTTTATTGGCCCAGTAGGCGGCAGACATCTTTCCCTTTGCTATGTTTTTTGCGTGACGAGCCTTGAAGCTTTTTCTACGGGCTTTTTCTGAGGCTGTCTTTGGGTTTTTACCTGCGCCCTTTACGCCTTTTTGTCCAAACCTGATTAGTTTGATCTTGTCGCCTTCCTTGGCTAGCACAGCGTGGGACTTGGTGGAGTGTCCTGGAGTTCTTTTTGGTTTATTGTATCCAGAAAACTTTTCTCCTGCTCGTTCAATAGCCATGATTGATGTTGTCTTTTTTTGTTTGGAAAACAGTCCCACTACCTTGGTTATTGGTTATGTAGATGGGTGTTAATATTTAAAATAAAAAAAAATACCTGTCTCTTTTGTTTTGTTCTATAGGAACACCTATAATCACCACTGTATGTGAATACTATAGGGACACCTATAGGTATAATTAATAATAAATAACCCTATATCTCTCCCTTTCTTTATTTACTATGGTTATTTATCCTATGGATAGTGATTATCATTCCCTCTTTGTTCACTATTAGTATACTTATAGGGGGCTATCCGGTAGAACCGTATATGGCAACAGGTGGTTTTACGAATAAATTTACTCTGTTTGTTTAATGTAATGGAGGTGTTCTCTCTTAAAGGTGGGGATCATTAGGTTTTCTAAGGCCCTTACTAGGGCTTCTTCCAGGTTTTCATTGTTAATCAAGTAGCCTAACCCACTGAGGGACAGGCAGGCGTGAACAGCTTCATGCAAAAGAGTGTCGAAGGTTTCCTCACTACCCATGTTCTTTTTCAGGAGGATTGTTCTTTTATCGATGTCCATCCTACCGAAATCCTCCATTTGTTTGTATTGGATGGAGAACACATGTCCACCTATGGAAATCTCTTTTGGTCTATAAAGGGGTAATTTGGGCATACTGCTTTGTATTTGGATTCTCAGAGGCTTTAGGGCCTCTCTGGTGTGCTGACCCTCAGAGCCAGCTAGGACCGCTCACAGACGATCCTCGGGCTCTATAGAAGCTATCTTGGAACCTTTGTAGTTCTTCTCTTAGAAGATCCTCTTTGCGTTCCTCCATGCGGTCTGTAGCATCTTGAGCCATCTGTTGGGTCCAGTAAGCCACTGCGATACTGAGGGCATCCAGTCTGTCATCGTGTGTGATGGCTCCTCGTGCCCTTGTGAGTCGGCTTAGTTGGTAGATTAGCTGGTATTTGAGGGATGATTCCTGAGAGTATTCCTGAGCTGTCCTGAAGTCGTTCTTGATGACCTCTGGGTCTATTATGAGCTTGTGGCTCGCCATTACTGGTTCCAGGGTATCTATGATTCTTCGTTCTTTTTGGGTGCTGTGTCTGACTTCTTCGATGGTGCAAGGGTGAACTTTGGTTAGCAGGGGCTTTATTAGCTCCACAAACATACCGTCACCAAAGTTACTTTCCACAATGATTGTATTTACATTGTGTTCTTTTGCCAAAACACAGAGATACTTGAGGGTTTCCTCGCTGTATCCTCCTTGGAGTCCTCCTGCTGCTGGGATATAAAGGAACCCATTGAGCATCTTGCAGATTGCGTAGCCTGTTTCGTCCTTTCCTCGGCCTGCTGGGTCAATACTCATTACACTGCCTGTGTATGGTATGTGGTCCCCAAGGGTCTTAAAGGGTCTGTGGAAGCGATCCCCAGTCATCCCTACGTTGGGAACCGCTGAGTCCCATTCTAGTGCTGGATCGTTGGCCCACACAACCTTTTCGGGAGCCAACTCGTCGTCTAGGCTCATCACGAGGAGGTCGTTTATTTTGAGCGGATACTTTTCTACATCAGACAGCTTGGAATCCAGCATAAACTGGAGAGCAAAGCCTGCTGACCCGTAAGAAACCTTTCGATCTGCCAGATCAATATCGGAGAATCTAAGAGGTTCTGTTGTTTTGTTTTCTTTTTCTGTATCTACGCACAGATGACTTACGTTGTCGTTGTAGGTCAGGTTGTTTTTGCTTTGTGTAATGTATTGGGCTGGCCAGATTTTAGTTTCGTATCCTCTTTCTTGGAGAGCTCTGTAAATAGTGTCTTCACACTGGGGTGTCCCAAGGAAAAGTATCTTGGATTCCTTGTCGGGTTTAATGATTGCGTCGAACTCCTTGACTTGCTCAGAGAGCTTGTCTCGCATCATTTGTGTTGCTGAGTTATTTGGGACCTCTACATCATCAGCAACAATAAGGTCAGCCCGGGAGCCTGTTAGTTGAGACGTAATACCGAGGGACTTGACGGAGGGGGCATGACTTGCTGGAGCTGGTCCAACGTCAAAAGAGATTTTACTGAACCTTTGTTTGTCTCCTGGTGCAAGGTGTTGGAGGAATGGGGCTTCGTGGATGAGTCGAAGAGTGAAGGTGCTAAAATCGTCTGCTCTAGTTTTAGAAGCACTGACAACAAGAATGTTTTTGCTGGGATCGAGGAGCAGTTGGTGAACGACGAAAGCAGAACAAATCCAAGACTTACCAACTCCGCGAAATCCTTGGATGACAGCTCGTTTAGGTCCGTGTTGCATGTAATCCGCGATTTCATATTGTATGGGTGTTGGTTGTGGGAGGTTCAGTTGTTTCCAGACAAGAAACAGGAAGTTCCTGAAGTCCTTTATTTCGTCTGGAAGGTCCACGGCAAGTTTCTTGGATATTTGGTTATTCTCCAACCACCTTGTCTATTCCGTCCTCATTGAATGGCAGGATCTTACACAGCTCTTCTAGTGGACTTTCAGCGGAAGCAATAGCACTAATACCGTTGTCCTTTAGTAGCTGACGAGCAGCACTGAGGTCTGCTGGGGCCGCTTCTCCGCTCTGGATTCTCAAGATGAATTCATCAATGAGGATGTCCTGAAGTTGCTGTAGTTTGTCCTGTGTAGGCTTTGTGCTCATTTACTTTTAAGTTCTTTTAGGATCTTGATTGCTAAGTAGCTTAAAGTAGCCAAACCAACTGAAATACTGATTGCTATGTTAATGTCGCTCAGTGTTATAGTTCCAAGAAGTCCGGTTATTCCAACAGCAGGGGGAACGTGAGCAGAGTTCATTGCGGGCTCTCCTATGCTTTAATAGCGGTGATTGATATTTGCGGGCGCACAAACGGGGTTGTTATTGTGTCGTCTGCGTCTGCGTCTTTCCATTGAGCTATCTTGTAGAGAGTGGCTTCGTTGTCGCCACCATAGTCACGGGCCATTACCTTAATGGTTTTAGCGGAAGACCAACTAGCTACTCTACCAGTAGCTGCATCAGCAGAACCTCCAACTTGGAACCCCCACTTAATAGAGCTTTGCATACCCCCGCCCCCATCGTTGTATACTGTGGTTCTTTTGTCTGAAACTTCCACACCATCTAAGAAGAGCTTAAAGTGCCCTATTGGGTTGTCGTCTCCGCGTGTCACATTAAAAAGAAACTCATAAACAACTAGCTGAGTTCCAGTTGGAGGGGTGTAAGCAATTTGGCTGGCTGACAGGTCTTGATAAGTAGTCGTTAAGTCTAACGCCGCATCCTGATCTGGCATTGTGTAGGTGCCGCTACCAACGGTAATAGACTGCCCATTACAAGGCATCGTAAAGGTTTCAAGCACACCCCCAGCAGGGATCGTGTCGCTACCGGCAGATCCATCAGCCCCATCGGCTCCATCAGAAACGGAAAAGGAATGCGTGCTGGCATCTGTGTTTGTAATAACAACAGTTGTTACCCCGTTGGTTTTGCTAGAGCCGATACTGGAAATACCAACCCCATTGGCTCCCGCTGGTCCAGGCATGACCAGTTCGTGGGCTGGTGCGTTTTCAAGAACTTCCTGTGCGGCAAACAGTCCTTGTCTAGTCGCTGTGTCTAGGTCGCTCTCAGTAATCCTTACGCCGCTCTGGAAGTCCACAATAGGTTCCATCCCGCTGTCCCTGTAAATCCTTACTACTGCTGGGGTGTCCGACAGTGACATGGTTACTGTAGGAGGAGAAGCAGTGGCGTTTACAGATGTAATAGTAACGTCTTCCCAGTCAGAAGTAACTGTCGCCTTGGATTTAGCTTTAAGGTGCGAAGTTGAGATGTAGTTCAACCCAGCAATGGATAAGGTGCCTGAGATTCCTGATGTGTATTCAATGTATGAGTTGGGCATTGTAGTCTATGAGGTTGGGATTATTCTTCTCTAAGGTTGTAAAGAAATTGATAAATGTTCTCTTCTTTTTTGTTTTTGTAAGCGCCGCCTATTAGCTGGGATTCGTCTAGTAGTTGTTCTTCAGCTAGTTTCATGAAAGAGCGACGAACTTTGTTAATTTCGTTGATACCCTCATTAAAAGGTAGCCCCTCTTCTCCTTCTTCTCTTTGCGTATAATAACCATCGTTATACTTTTTCTTCCAATCTGCTGTGTCAATTAAGTCAAACAGAGCTTCTTCTTGGGTTTTACCTCCGTAGTCAGGATGCTCAATATTGTTTACTAAGTCTGCGTAAACTTGATACAAAGTTTCTTGGCCTCCTTCTTGTATAAAGTCAGTAAGCACAGCTTGCTTAATAGTCTTTCTACCTCCTTGCCTAGATAGTGCCCCTCCATCAGCTAAAAGAGAATCCCTTCTTACTATGTCCGTAAGAGCATCAGCGCTAGGCGCTTGCTTATACGCCGACCGGATTAAAAAGCCTAAAGGAGTAATTGCTTCTTTTTCTACTTTTCTAAGAAACAAATCTCTTTTGTAGTTTCCTGTATCAAGTCCAGCTCCATACTTAAATGAAGCACTTATTAAAGGCCCTTGCGTAATGTCTTGCTGGTATTGCTGTGCATCTATTTGTTGATACTTTCTGAAAAAAGCCGGAACCCCTGTAAAACTAGCGCCTGTTCTGCGAGTGGCTGCTTCTCTTTCTTCAGGTGTCCCTACTGCAATGTCTGCTATAGCGTTTAGCGTGTTGGCCACGTTTTGCTCTTGAAAAGCCGGTGTAACCCACCCCGCAATAAACTGGTCAAAAGTTTGTGGGTTATCTTTTGTAAGCAGCCCTGCGCTTTTCATTTCAGTCCACAATTTAAGATCAGCCGCAAAAGCTATTCCCATCTTAATTCTATCTGAGTAACGAAGATCACTTCCTCCTTCTCCAGTTGGGATAGTTACTCCTTCAATTTGCGTTTCTGACCCCCCAAATCTAAATGGTTTAAAGCCCAGCGCTTTTTTTTGGTTTGCTGTGAGAAAAGATCCAGTTCCTGTTATTTCTGCGTTTTCAGCCTGTTGCCACGCAATCGCAAAGACTCCTAAAGCAAGTGCAGCTTTTCCAGCGTTAGCAGCTACCTCTTCGTTTCTTAGCGCCAGCGTTTGGTTTAGCTTGTTTCTTTCA